TAGCAGACGAGTGATCGAAGGTGATGAAAGATGCCGTGCAATCAAACGTGCTGCGGAACTTGATACCGTCCGTGGCTAGAGTTGAAGTGCATCGCAGAATCGTCGTAGCAATAGCCCCTTCGCCTACGATGTGCAGGCCGAGAGATCCGTCAAAATTCAGTGCGGTGTAGTTGTATATACCAGCAGGGAAATAGATCGTCCCCTGGCCGGAAGTCAGTGAGTCATAGGCAGCTTGGATCGCGGCAGTATCATCAGCCACGCCATCACCTACAGCTCCAAACGCCGCACTCTTTACGTTTACCCCGAAAGCACCTGCTACCAGACTGTCTAGAGTAGACGCTACGGTACTGCCACCGTACCCAACCAGAGTTGCGCCAGTCGACGCAGCCAGAGACATTCGCAACGACGCATCGCCCACGTCAACCAGCAAGTTCTGATCAGTCGCCCAAGTACCCGTCAGCATCACTGGGAATACAGCCGGCGCCTTAACCTTGTAAACTGAACCAGCCCGATCAATCAACTGAGTAGGTCGCAACACAGTCAGCGGCGAACCATCTACGTACACCAGATGAGTCGCCTCAAACCCCATAGCCTCAAGGAAGTCGGCAACCATCTTCTCCATGCCAGCCCAAGTCTCACGACGGCGCTTAAACCGGTCGTAGAAACTAGGCGACAACGAGTTCATGCCCTCGTCAAAATTCGAGACGTTATCAGAAAGGTCTTTGGCTGAAGTAGAGCCTAATGGGTTTAGCGTGTTGTACGTATTGGTCATTTTGGCTCTCTGGTTTTAAAGCTTTGTCGGTATTTTAACAGGTGTCGGAGTACTATCCTGAAGATAGTACTCCCATACAATTATGATCCTTCTATTTTAGGACCGTCGTATAGAGTGCGCTGATGTAGGTATCTACGCTATTCATTGCAAACCCTGAAACACCCAACCGAACTTTGTAATACGTTGCGCCCGCTGGGGCGGCGGCATGCCTTGCGTATGCGTGCGCAGTCCACTGTCCGGCTACAAGGGCTGAGCTTCCAAGATCGTTAAGCGGCTCAGGGGTCGAAGATATTACAGCGTCTACATCGTTGTAAAAAATTATCTGCGCGATCACACCCATTGCAGCGACAGATACTGCCGCGTCAAACTTAGCAAACAAAGAGGCCTGTGCAACTTCACCAGGCTGGATTGGAAGCTTGCTTGTACTCTCAAGAACATAGTAGTTACCGCTTGCAGCCCCGGTGATCTTGATAGACTTGCCGCCGAGGGTTGATGCTGACGCATCGACAACTCCAGGCCTGGACCCTGCTGTTACGGTATAGCCAATTGGAGGCGTTGCGACCGTTGCTGCGGCCCCCACTACATCGGCAGCAAAGGTTGGGTTTCGTAACGAATTCACGGCCCAGCTCGGGAAGACTGCTTTGCCCTGGCAAACAATTTGTTTTTTGCGCAGCGTGATTCTAGGGTCGCAAAGAAACATTCCCTCGGGGGTGGTTATGTTTCCTGACTTTCTGAACTCAAAATCAAGAAGAAGGTTTACCCGTGAAGACCCACGGAACATGTTTGCAGTCACGAACGCTGCCGGCATGCCAGTGATTGCCACTGTCATTGCGATCCCGTTGTCGGCGGAATCAGCAGAGTCCTCTAGCAATATGCCACCAATTCCATCATGCGCGTACGCTCCCCCAATGCCTTCAATGTGACCCCCGACCCAACTGATTTTTCTATAGAGCCGACTCGCCCAAAAAACAATACCAATGAAGTCTGCCGAGCAACCAATAAAGTTGACGTCAAAACCGTCGCAATACCATCTGAAACTGGTTTGAGCGCCAGCAAAAATACAGTCATCGAAGGTGATGTTTTCGCCGGAATCCACTGCAATTGTACCGGAGTCGCCAAAAGCACAGTTTATTGTGTTCAGCTCCATATGGGCGCGAGTGAAGAATCCAATGTAATTTCGGAAGCGGTTGAATTTAATCCCGATTGCATAGCCTTCCACAGCAAAGTCCGTTGCTGAATACCTAGCGAACGGCGATGCAACCGAAGTGTCGGTTCTAGGCCCTAGCTCAATCCCGGTGCATCCTGTAGCAGCCAGCATGTTACGCCAAGTGAATCCGCCCGCCAACCCGTTAATAAATGGCCCTCGGAACCATTGCTGCTTTCTAACTACCGTGGTTGCTGAATAGTCGCCAGTGCTAGGTGTAAAGTGAAACGCACTTTCATTCGCTACAGATGTTTGAAAGACAACCATCCCAAGTGCGCGCAGCTTTGCAAAAGGTGAAATTGTGACTTTCGCGCGAACTGGATACACAGAGCCAGGGAAATCAATTACGTTCTGAATTCCAGGTCCGTAGGTGTTAAATCGTGTTCGCACAAGGTTGCTGGCGGCTTGAATGGCGGGCGCCCAGTCCCAGGTGTTTTGGTCATTAACGTTAGGCTTGTCAGTGATTAGGTCAGTGAACTGCTTTTCCAGTATGTTGATAGGCTGAAGCGACAGAGCAAGTCCTACGGTACTGACTGGACCAACAAGCGGGTATGTACGGACCCATCCCGATTTAAGAGAACCTTCCGGTTGGGATAATTCCTGTCGTAGCGAAGCATCCCCTAGAACCGTCCATTTTGCCGAGTCCGCTGCAAAAGTGGTGGTTACGAAAGGTAAATATCCCGGAATCGGACGATATACGAGTCCAGACACAAGCACTGTTTGCGTTGCCCGCGTGATGTTAAGTCCGGTAGCGTATGCGACAGGCACCTCGTATTGCGTTCCTGCAAGGAAGGCGTTGAACTCATCAGACCTGACCTCTTGAGACTCTAAAAACTCTTCTGTACGCGCCTCCTGCGCCGCATCGAACTCACCTTCCATTACGGAGAGTCCATTTTCTAGACCCTTCAAACTCTTGCGAGTCGCGCCAGTACGGTCTACCCATGTAGTTTCCTGAGTAGTAACCGCGACGTCTAGGTGCTTAGCATTATCATCCAAATCCCGAGGATCGATAGAGGGAACCGGATTACCAGTATTGTAAAAACTCATGGCAGTGGCCACTCCTGATTAATTGCTTGGTCTGTTTCGAGAATGTAGATTTGCCACGGATTCAGCGGCCACTTGTCGTTCATGGCGATATCGAATATTGCTTGTTGTGCAACGAAGTCCGGGATCACGCCCCAATCGACAGGAAGGATTGGGCGTTCACGTAGTTCAAGCTCAGCAGAGAAAGACCACAGCTTAGGACCGACTCGATTAGGGCCTGAGTAGATATCCGTGAATCGCGCCGTGTAATCCTGATAGCCAAGGGGAGTCTCTAGCGGGCACTCGAACCATTGCGATCCGTCGATTAGCTGGACTTTCCACCAGATTTCGAATGCTTGGGCTTGTGCTGAATTGAAGATCCAGCTAATACTAGCCATCGTCGGAACGCTGGTGAAGTTCCGGCGTTGACGAGCACGCCCGCTAGCGAGATCTGATCGCTTTAGCGGGCTGACTGTCTGGTATGTTCTGCCGTTATGAAGTCCACGCGGCAATGACTCTGGATAATTGATCATGGCGGAGACTGATCGTCACTTAAATAGACTGACTCATTATACGCCATCGCTTCTACGCTAGCGGAGTCAGTGCCATTTGGAGATATCGATGTAATCAGAACCTTGTATCCGATCCCGAATAGAAGGTGCGGAGGCTCGCGATCCAGCGAAGTATCAGGCGGAAAGTCTAGGCCAGAGATAGACAGATGGAAGTCGTCAACCTTTGTTGCGATATACGGGCCAGAACTAGTGCCATCTTCACGGCGAACGTAAAGATAGTGCGGGCCTGGATCAGACCAATCGAAAGCCTCAGATGACTCGACAATCCCAGCCTCATACGAAATCATGTAAGCCGATTGCGCATATCCCGGAACATCGTCAGCAACTTGCACATAGCTGAGGTATCGGCTATTGAGCGCATCAAGCTCGGTAGCCCAATTGTATTCCCAGCGACGATACTTCAGGGCGCGACGTTGACGCATACCAATACGCCACGCTTTCGTTCGATTGGTGCAGCCTTCAGCCTTGATCTTTTGTACCCTCTTGCCTGTATCGCCTGGCAGTCGGCACTCAACCGTCTCAACCTGCCACGACACACCGTCTACGTATTCAACATCAACGCCGTCATAGTCATCAGGACGAACTGCCGTGAAGTCTCGCTCAAGACCACGAGTCATGTTCTGGGGCGTGTACATGGATTCGAATACGGCTCTAGGCTCGTCACGCGCAGGACGCAATAGCCCGCGATCAACCGTAAGCTCGCTGAACCCGCAAGACAGCGCGTCATTGATAACACCCTTAGCTGTGCCGCTGGTGTTCGTTGCTTGGTCGTAATGGTCCCCGCGAGCTTTCCAGATGGCGTCTAGGCGATCTAGCTCTACAAGGTCAATGTCTGCATCCGTATAGCCGACGTTTTTAGCGACGTACGCGAAGAATGGGGCGATGTCACGGGTTGCAACTGGTGCGGTCCATGCGCCACCGACACGAGTTGGCAGCTTGCGAGTGGCCTCTACGGATACAAGCGTCTCGGACTGAGCCGACAGGCGATCACCGCCGCGAGCATTGACGCTCATTACGGTTACGCCTGCGTAGGATGTCGGGCCAGCAAGCAGCGACCGAGCACCATACCAGACCGTATCGTTATTGATCTCCGTCTCGCGCTCTGATTGCTGAATGAAGCGCTTCTTAATCCTAGCCTCGGGGCGCATAGGATATGGAAGATAAACGCGACTAGTGAACCCCTGAGAGTCCAAAGAGGAACCAGCAAATGCCTGATCTACTACAGTCCATGCACCTGCTACGTCCATGTCACGCCATTCGAATGTATGGAATGCGCTTACCTCGTAAACCTGGCCTTCACGACCAAGGCCGCACAGCCCGCTAGGCATGAACACATCCCACTCGATAGCGGTTGCCTTCTCACCGAACGGGCACATGGCGAACGGGCCACGGTAGCCGCCTTCAAGATTCGACGGATCAAGCGTGATCGAAGCTGATGCAGTTTCGAGGTAGATGAATCCTGGGAATGCGGTATCTTCTGCGCCGGTCGAGTCAAGTCGTTCGATAGTGATTTGCGAGGTGCTGAATACGTTGATGCGGAACCGCTGACCACGAGGACCGATGCTCGCAGCAAGCGTACCAAGCGTCAATCCGGTTACAGGTGCCCCGCCGTCAAAGTTCAACGTCATCTCTGCCGGCACGATGCCAGCGGAAGGAGTGAAGCTGTTAACAACGTACAGGCCAGCATTGCTACCTGCGATCTCAATAGTGTCGCCAACAGTCGGATTCAGCATATCCAGATTGAAGCCGCGAACGATGTCACGCCCGGCGCCGCCATCAACGAAATCGAATTGGTACGAGACAAGGATTCGAACGATCAGGCCATCAGACCAGTCGCTAGGGAATGCGCCTGCGCCTGACGGAATCGTTACTGTGTAATCGTCAAAGATCTGAGAGGTCGCAACGTAGCCTTGAGTCAGCGGATTGGATACCGTCAGCTCAAGACCAGACGATCCGTTAGAACTAGAGCCAACCTCCGTGACATCGTTCCACCACATATGCGCCGGGTCAGACGACAGATCGGCACCAGGCTGATAGACGTTAATCTCTACATCAGCGCCAAGCGAAATAGCAGGAGTATCGCCAATCAGGATCTTGTTTCCTGGAACCACATGCTCGCCCTTGCCGATGCACAACAGCATTTCAACATGCTGCTCGCGAGGACCGGCAAAGTATCGGCGCGGAGGAAGAAGGTAATCAGGGAACACTTTCCGAGTGCCGGCAATCTCTCGAATAGGCGAGTTCAGTTTTACTTTATTGCCTTTTATAGACGCCTCGTTAATCCCTTCGCCATTCTGAGCTGTAGAACTAACCTTTGGAATCTTAGGGGTAAGTGCCTTCATGGCGACCATGAACAACGCGCCAAAGAACAGCTCAGTTCCCTTTGGCTCAATGACGATGTCAACAGTGTCAGTGGCAGCAAACGAACAGATTGCCCACTGCTCAGGCGGAATAACCTCGCCATTCAGGGATACGCTAATCGGGTGCACATCCATATCTGAGTAGCTGGGAATATTCTTCGCCAGCCACTCACGCACAGTCATTCCACCGACTTGAAACTCTTCGCTAGGCTCATCATTCAGCTTCGATCCGAATACTCTAATTGTCACGGTAGTAGATCACTCTTAGATATTGGGATTCGAAATCACTAACGCGCATCAGTCGAGCCCCCTTCTTCGGGTTAATCTCTAGCGCGTGCAATCCATTTTCTAGCTCAATTATAACAGCGACATGGATACACAAAGGCCCACGGAATACGGCTGCGATTGCTCCGTGTTCTGGCGGGCACTCTTCCATTGAGGCTGATTCTTGTTGGTAGGCGCGGGTGAATTCTTTGGGTTGCGTGTTGCGGATTGAGCCGAATGATGGGAGCAGGCGTTTGCCGCAGTGGTGGTGACGAACTAAGCGAACCAAACCATAGCAGTCCAAGGCGCCGACTTCGCGCCCACCGTCTACATACTCAGAAGCCAAATATGCGTTTATCCAACTCATAAATAGGAAAGGCCTGGAGCAAAAACGCTGGTGTAAAGCTCCCTAGGCCACGCATAGTTTAGGCAGTCAACAAACCCCGCCTCAATCTGCACAGTAGTCCCCGTAACATTCCCGCCAAGCACCGTCGCATAGAACGGCTTCTCAGACGGAGTAGT